TTATTTGTTCTTGTTATTTCATCAATATTTTTATATTCAAAGTTTGACACTATTATCCTCCCAATCTTCTATCTTCAGTCGCACCAGTTCCTCCTCTTTGTCTATCAACATTACATGGACTGTTTGCCGTTTTTGCATTTACACCTGGTTCTTTAAATTGATCATAATCTAATTTTTCACAAGGATTATCATAATCATATTCAAAAACTTTTTTAGAATATGTTGTAAATAATGCACCAGCAGTCGATGTAATTCTTGGGAATGATTTACCATCTTTACGCTCGATTTCCAATAATCTCCTAGAATTTCTATATTTTTGAGGTAATAGTCTAGTTGCAATTTTAGATTTTTGATTTACATCCAATGCAATACTTATCCAAGAAGGTGAAGAATCTGCTGGTGGTGGATTTAAATCAACTAATGGTCTTCCATATTTTCTTATAGATTCTTTATCTACGATAATTTCAGTAAACCCACGATCCATATCTAAAATAAATGCAGTATATTGATATATGTCATTTATATTATAAGTTACTATTTTTTCTATAGTAGTTGTTGCATCTTGTCCTTGAGAAATTGTTGTTGCACCTCCAGATACACCACCCAGTCCACCTAATGTAGATGAACTACCAGGTTTTGATGCATAAGTTGTTACTTTCATCATCACACTTACTGTTGAAGATAAACCAACTTGACCCCTAGCGTCAACTTTATTACAAGCACTATTTGGATTAGACTTACTTGAACCAGGTGTTAGTTTAGAATCAAAATCTTCGGATTGACATCTATCTCCAATATAATTGTATTCAAATATTGTTATTGTTCTACTACCCTCTGAAGTATTTAGGAGAAGTTCTTTTGGAAATCCTTCTATGTAAGCGGTTCTTTGTAAAAATGAAAGTGGTTGCATAGAAGCCAATCTTCTTATACCATTAGGTGTATTTCCTGCATTTTTAATTTCTTCTCTTCTTGATTGTGGTGTATTAGAACGTTTCAGTTCTGTAATTGCCAATAGTTTTTCCTTTGGAGCATTATCATAACTGAGTTCAACTCTTCCGTCACTCGAAAGAGTTTTAGGATCAAATGAGAGTTCATTTTGTGGTACTACATATAATTCTTGGAAACCTGCAACTCTGTCTAATACAAATGCCCCCCATTCATATGGATCACTTATATCATATGTTTTTGCAACCGTTCTTGGTTTTTCATACCCATTGTTTGAAAAAATCATATCTCTTCTGAATGTTCCCGGTAGTATTCCACCAATTACTCGATAAATATTTGGCTCCCATGGCGTTTGTTGTGTTGCTATTGTAACAGATGATACTAATTGATTTCCAGTTGTAGTTGTTGTTACTGTATTATTTTGTGTTCCACCAGTTGTGCCGGAAGTTCCAGATGAACCTCCAGTTGTTGAACTAGTAGAACCACCCGTAGTTGCACCCGTAGCTCCAGTATTTGAATTACTTGATTTTATTGCGTCTGCAATTGAACCAATACTTTCCTTGAATACATCCAATTGTGCCTTTGCCTGTTCTTCCGCCCTCTTGGCTTGTTCTTCCAACTTGGAAGATAATGCATCAAATGCATCTGCTGCATTTTCAATCTGTGATGTGACAGATGTTCCCAAATCAGAAAGTGTTTTATCTATTGTCTCGTTTAGAACTGCAATTTGACCATCTTTTGTTTCTACTTCAGCCACCTTTGCATTAAATTCATTTGATAATTGATCAATTGCTTCCACTAAGTTATCGGCAGTGTCTTGAAGATTTTGTTGCACTTCTTCTGCATCTTTGAGTTGTAATTGCAGTTTTTCAACTTTTACTTCCAATGCCGGCACACTTGTTGAATCTTCATTTATGAGTTCTTTTAACTTTTCTAATAAAACCGCCTCATCAGCAGAAACAGATGTATCAGATGACCATTCTTCTGCTTTATTTAGAATATATGACTCGGCATCAACAGCCTCGGGTATCTGTGAAAAATTCTTATCAATAACATGATTGAATGTTTTTGGTGAATATCTTTCATCAATCAATGTAACAGTAAGTTTACCTCTATTTTTCAAATAATTTTTGAAGGAAACTATTCTACCATATTCATCACGTTCAATTTCACCAGATGCAACAGAATAATCATACGATTCTTGTTGTTTTCTTAACGATTCATCAAGTAAAGACTTATATCGCTCTGATGGTAAAACACCGTTTTCACTACCTGTTAAAATTTTTCTTACGATGAAGTTAAAAAATGGGTCTATGTCTTCTCTTGTTACCGAATCGAACTCATTCTTTACAGATTCAATCTGACCACTATTTAAAGCCTCTTGAATTATCTTTTGGCGTATAATATATTTACGAACATAATCATAATCAGTTGAAGATTTAAAGTTTTTAAGTCTTTCGAGTAAAACTTGTGAGTCTGTTTTTACAGATGTAGTAGTTATATTTGATTTTGATAAACGTATATTTTGTGTTTCAAAATAATCATAAAATTCAAGACTACTTTGAAATGATAAATTAGGATACTTTGAAATCAAAGATTCTGCTTGAGATTGTTCTATGTTCTCTGAAAACAAAAATTCCTCTATCCTAATCATCTTGAAACCTTGAAGTAATAATTGTTATCAAATAAACGATTTATATCTCCACCTTCGGTTTCAGATTTTACTATAACTCTATAAAATCGTTCTGGTTGGAAAGAATCCATCCATAATTTAAAGTAATTGCCATCTGAATCACAACTTATTTTTGATCCAGTTATGTTAAATGGGATAACTACCTCATCTGTATATGCATCTCTTATTTCATAGTAAGATGATGTTGGTAGATAGAAATTTTTAGTATAATATGATTCTGTTGTATATGTTTTTTGTGGATATTTTTCGTTTACAGATATTCTAATTTTTGATTTTTCACTTTGAGAGTAAGATTTATTTAGCTGAACATTTACAACAGCATTATCAAATGGAATTTGACTTAAACTACCTGTGGAAAAAATCGAGTCATCCCAAACTACGTGTAATCTAGGAACATATATCGTGTTACTATCGGAAGAAAAGAACTTTAAATTAACTGCAGTTTCATTCGAGGATTCTATCTCATTTGAGAATTTTAGTATAAACCCTTCATTATCAAATCTACCAGAACCAGTTATCCATTTTTTTACAATAGGAGTTACATCCATGTAAATATCGGATGATTCATATGAAAAAGATTGAGTACAAGTTGTATTTTCAAATGTCCACCATGTTCCACCACCAACGGATGAAAAATAGGAACCAGTTGAAGATGCAAATAGTGCGCCAAAAATAAGATTAGCATCAACCCAAGAATCTGATATTTCATCCCATTCATAGTTTAATCCACCAGTAACTTCAGTTACACCCCACAATGTTCCAACTGATTTAGAAGAACGATATTTCCAAGAAACACCATCGGTTGTTGCGGGTGTATTTGTATATTTACCTGTCCCGTTTGTCCAAGAACCACTCAAAGGATATGCATATACTGTATATTCTTGTGGTATCTCCCTTACATCAGAAGTTCTCAATTGAAGATAGTATTTTGCATTTGATGAAATTTTTCCAGAATTTACATCCGACTCTATACCGGAAACATCAAATTTTAAAAGAATTCTACTATTATATTTGGATGAACTACCAATCAATTGGTGTGAAAGTTCTAAAATAGAATCAGTTCCCGTATTGAGGGATTCGGTTCTTTCATAAATGGTAGCATCATATTTTGGATAAATTGTGTATATCATCCGAATGCCCTCACTCTACCGATAATGTCATTATCAGGATATTTGATTTCAAAAATTGAAGGATCAAGAGATGGGAATATAATACCATCCTTTGTTGCCTTATCAATAAGATATGCATTACCTGAATAACCAAGTGTTATATCAAACAAATTTGTTATCTTAATATTAGATACTGTTTGCACACCCTCGACTTTATCGAGTTCCGTGTAGATATTACTGATGATAATAGGTTGATTTATTTGCCACTTTTTAATATCAAAATATTTTTTCATCCTATCAATACAACGAAGAATTACTTGATTTCCATTTTGGTCAGGTAAAGTTATTATATCAAATTCAAGACCTATATTGATGATAAAAGCATCTTTTATATTTATCGCATCGGTCAAAATACGATGATAATTTATGTATGTCTTTAGATTTTCTTTAGTTGCATTATTCAATGGCGATAACTTATTTGATGAATCGTAACCTAATACATAAAAATTCAAAGCTAAATCATTTGCAACTCTATCACTATTGAATATAGATTGTTCTGTAAGTTGTGTATCTTTTGTAATATATGCCTTTGCAATAGAACCATACTTTTGTGGAAGACTATATGCACGAATGATATAGTCGTCTTTCGTCACAGCACGATTCTGTGCCGCAAATGAGGCAAGGGTGTTCTGACGAATTTCATCAACTGTTTCTCCGTCTTTACCACCAGTAGCGGGTTGAGTGTTTGTAATTGCAAGACTACCGATTACTTGTTGATATAATGTTGAATCTAATCCAGTTTCATCCAATAAAATTGTCTTTGAATTAATTCGCGTAATAGAATCAGATTGCACATTATCTCTAACACCACCACCCGATGTATAATAAATTCTAAGCGTTGTATTTGACGGTGCCAATCCGTATGTTTTTGTATACAAAAAGTTAGATGGATCTATATTTGCAGATGTTGTTGATTCAATACCAGTTAGAGATTTTCCTACCAAATCTGGATTTGGTATTAACAATTCATCATCAAATTCAGATACACCTGCACCAAAACTTATCTCATAAGTATCTTCACCCGTTGTATCTGATTTGAATAAACGTGTTGTAAATCTCCTGGCAACTTTTCTCAATTTCAATAGATATGGAGTTTCATTTCTATAGATTGATAACGTGGTGTCATTCCTTGATATATTTGCAGTCGGTTCAAATATAGTATCTTGTGCAAGATGTGGCACATTATACCATTTATTACCATCAGTATCTATACCATAAAGTATTTCTATAATTGAATTGTCAACCAAATCAATTTTATCATATGGAATTGGTGATGTAAAATCAAAATCTTGATATTTCAATACACCCGATACGGCTTTTACTGATTTTTTTAGTAGATAATATGATGGTTCATTTAGAGTATCATCAATTTCAAAAATTGTAATCTCTGTTGGATCAAATGAACTACTGAATTTGAAATCTAAATAGTCTATTGTTCTAAATGCTATATCAGAATCTGTGTTGTGTGTAACAATCATCCCTGGTTCTATAGCAAAGGCATAATTCCAATCTGGTCTATTATTTACTCCAGTTCCTATAGCCGGTACAAGTTGAAATACATCTAAAGTTACATTTGATGCAACCGAAGTTTTTGGTATGTAACCAAATGATTGAGCAAGATTTATTATATTCTGTGTTTCTGTTGCGTTTAAAATCATAGATTCTTGTAAAGCAACATCCGTATAGTATGATAATACGTCACCGACGTATGCAGACATTTCCATCAACATCATACCAGGTGACGACTCATTAAAATCTTGGTATGTATCTGGAAAATAGTTTTTTGCAAAATCAATAAGATTTTGTCTTAAGGTTCCGAAATCTCTGGAAAGATACCGGATGTCTTTTTTTACTAAATCTGCCATTAGTTTTGTGCCTCTTCAAGAATTCGTATTGTAGCTGTTTCTGATATAAATATCCGTATGGGCAAATATATGTTCGTTTGTGATATTAGAACACGTAATTCTATACTGATGGCGTGTAGAGGATCGTCCACTCTACCATCTTCTGACATATTGATATTTACAAGTATAGACTCGATTACAAGATAAGGCAACCATCGTCCTATTGCACTTTGTATTTCATTTCTTAATCTTTCTTTGAATTCCTCTTCATCGGTTATATTCTCAAAAAGTATTGCTCGAATATCTGTTCCAAATTCTGGTTCAAAATATCTCTCACCTTTTGCAGTTAGAAGTAGATTCTTTAAATTACTAAATACTTGAATACGGTTTATGTATGTTATATTGAATATGCCATTTGGATTATTGAATGGCAAACCAATACCAATACCTTTTGTTGTTGGTTTGGTTCTCAAATCCCGGTTAGGATTGGTAATTATCGTTTTTCTACGGAAAGCCAATCATTATCTCCCGTTTTTCTCATTTATTTTAGCCATAAGAGCAGAATAATCTCTGGTTAGTGCCGATACAACCTCTGGGGCAATTGTATCAGGGTCAACACCATCAGGGATTGCACCATGTGTTATAGTTGGAACAACAGAATCCGATGTGAATCTAAATTCTTGGTCAAAATCTGCACTTTCTTGTAAAGATTGTCTTGTTTGTTCAAGTATATCTTGAATAAACTTATTTTTTGAACTCGTTGGTTGTTGTTGAGAAACTTTTTGAGATTGAGATGGTTTTACAAGATTTTTTAGTTTTGCCTCTTTTTGTTGGCTTTCTCTAAACATCTGTATTCCATGTTTAATAGTTTCTGTATCAATTTCTTTTTTCTTGTTTTGGAATTTTTTTTCCAAAGCATAATCTATTTCTTCTCGTATAATAGAACGAATTTCTTTCAAAAATGTTTTTGTATCCATATTCACCTCATAAAAAATTTAGTGTCCTCCAGAAGAATCATTACTTTTTACAACAATTGGGTAATCTAATTCAAGAGGGCGTGAGCCACTAATATAACTATTGTATTCGTTATGTATATTGAATGATTCATCTGGTAAATAGCCTCGACTATCTTTAGTTAGTATTGATTTTTTCTCCACATCACGGGTATAAACAATATCAGATAGGTGTGGTTTCAATAAAGTGTAAGCACCAGCAAGTAATTTACTATTTTTTGGGTCAGATGTATTTTCAATCGATCTCATATATTCATCAATTATCTCGGTTCTTTTTATTCGGTTATCAAGTCTTCCATTTGTAAGCCATGAATTTTTCTTACCTCGACTGATTATCATAACATCGTCATTTGGAGAAAAATCTTTTAATGAAGTATAAAATTTAAAACCATGAGTCGTTCCAACTTTAGATGCACCTTCTATTTTTACATTTCCACCGATTGTTAAAAATCCACCAAGCGTAACTCGTAGGAGTATTTCGATATGTCCTTTTCTGTTGGCTTTATTATAGTAACATATAACAGCACCTGGATAATTTTTTGGTATATCCGTAATGGGTGATGTATTTTTTAGTCGTATACCATTTCCGTTTAAATATTTTGCCTCAATTCTCTTTACAAAAGTTAAGTCCATGAAGTCTGTATCTGATTGGTATATTCCATTTTTTTCTAACAGAAAGTTCGCATATAATCCTGCCCATTCTGGTAAGTATGACCAATTAGGGTCTCTCTTTATACCAACCCCTCCTTTTGAAAATAAAGCACCAAGTGATTGAGCATATGGTGTATTTTGAAAAGTTACGGGTGCTGCCAATTCACTACCTTCACCAAATCCATATGGAACTGTATTGTTAAACATCCCAACATTACCGGCGTTAAGAAGTATGGCAACATCTATTGGACTGATTATTTTATTGGTATATCCTGCAAACAACTTATTTAAATTTACAACAGTATCTCCACTCTTACCAAAATCACAAAATGATTTATATTTGGTTGGGTATCTTGAGTTTCCATAGTTTTTATATGTATCGTCTTTCATTCTTCTAAAATCAGGTTCTTTTACTTTACCGTTTGGACCACGATAAATTACAAAACTAGGTTCAGTTGATGTTGGTGGTAATTCATTATTCGTATCTAAAACCCATTCTGAAAATGGTTTAAAATCTTTTGGATTGTGTTTTTTAACTTGAATATTGACGGCGCCACTTTTTACATTAGATTGTAAATTTTTTTGTAAAGTTGCCGCTTTATTAGTTAAAACTTCTGATGTATTTTTATACTCTGCAGCTTTTTCAAGTTTACTAGATATTTCCGGAGAAACGGTTGATGTTATCGAATCAACACGGGATTGGACATCATCTAATTTAGCTTGGAGTGCCTTTGATTGTTGAAGTTTTGGATCATTCTGAACATTATCATATTGATTTTGTAAGTTTGATACTTCTCCCTTTATTTTTTCATAGTCTTTATTTGCAGAATTTATTGCATCATCATAGGATTTTTTAGCCTCATTTATTTTTGATTCTGCCTCTGATTTTAAGGCATTTGCCTTATCAATCACATCTTTTGCCAAATTTGATGGTAATGATTTGGCCTGTTCATATAATACATTTGCCTGATTTAATAAATCTTGTCCGGTAGATTTTAGTTTATCCGAAACATCTTTTGCGAGGCTCTTTGCCGTATCTAACGCAGTTTGTGCTTCTTTTACTTTTGAATCTATTTGTTGTTTTAGTTGATTTCCTTTTTCATATAAATCTTTACCTTCTTGGATTATTGAACCAGCTTTTTCCTTTAGATTCTTTAAATCTTGAAATGATTGTAGTGCATCTGATGTTGCAAGATCTCCAAGTTCATTTTGTATCCCAGATAATTCATTTTGTAAATCTTCTCTTGCCTTATCGGCCATTTCTTTTACTTTATCTAATTCTTCAATCCCTGGTAATCCAAATGATGATAATGACGATAGAAAGTTTTGTAATTTTATACCACCAGCAAGTAATGTTGTTAAATCACCAATTTTAGGTAATATATTTATTTTCACCTTTGTTGGTTCTTTTAATGCATTTTCTCCTTCATTGAATAAACGAAATGTATCGTCTATTTTATTTGAAAGATTATTCAAAGGTGGAATACCACCGTTAAATCCAGAAACTAAATTCGCAACTCTATTTTCAACAGATGTGCGTGCGCTTTCAATTTCACCAATAATAGATTGAAGTTCTTTTTCTGCAGCAGGTATTTCTTGAAATTCAAGATCTGATATTTTTGATTTTAGTTTTTCTTTTTCTTCATTTATTTTATTGATTGTTTGTTCCGGTGGTTCTCCACTCGATAATATACTTGAAACAGTTTGTTTTAAGTTACTGGCAGTTTCGCCAAATTTTTCAAAATTCTCATATAAATTTGGATTTACATTTTCATTTGAAATACCTTCTTGACCCAATCCACCATTGATAGATACAGAATACTTTTCAATTATAGTTTCTAAAGCATTTACTTGATTTTCCAAGTCTGTTTTCTGTGTATTTAAATCATTCAATTTTTGTTGAGATTTTTTAGCTACATCTGTATCTTCTGTTTTTTTCACATCGTTCCATCGTGATGATTCCGAAGAAGCCGGTGTAATCTGTCCCTGTTGATTTACAGTATTTGTAACATTATTTGCTTCTTTTAGTCTATTCAATACAAGTAAATCTAAATCATCAGAAAGATAAACTGAGCCAACTAATTGTGTATTTGTATATCTTCCTGGATCTAAAGTCGGTAATTCTTGATCCACCGCCTCTATACTCGAATATTCGACTTGATTTGCATCAACATATATTATTTCATCTTCTGGTGGAATTTCTAATGGCGTACCTGTATCATTTTCGGTTTCACTGGTAGCGTCTTTTTCTATAATTGTAGTATCAGATGATGTTCCCGTTTCATCTTTTGTAGATGAAGGATTTTCACTAGTCACCTCTGGTATAGCATCTTTATCAACTTTATCTGTTCCGAAAAATTGCCAATGCCACCATTCTCGTCCTAATGATGCAATATAATATCTGTGTGCATTTTCTGCATAATAATTCCATAACTTATATGCACAAGTATTGATCGTAAATTCATGTTTATTATCTGGAAAAGAATATTCTGCAGTTACTCCAGGTACTGGTGGTGCAAAATTCATTATATCAGCGGCTCTACCCACCATGTGATTTGTATCACAGGATCTTGCAGTAATAACACCATTTTCAGTATAATCTGTGCCTAATATTGGATTTTGTGATTCTCTGTTTTTGACAGTTCCACATCCAGTCTTTTTTTCCGTACAGGCTTTTAGTTTGTTTTTGCAGTCTTCATTATATTCTTTTCCATTTTTTCCGGTAGAACTTTTTACAGCTCTTATTGCAGCCCATTTGTAATCTTTACACGGAGTTCCGAGATAATTACCAGGTTTTACAGTTCCGGAACAATTTGTTTTTTTAGATGACTCGTCCCATATACCTTGAAAAAATTTATTTATTTGTCCGGCTCTTTTAGATGTGCATCCTGTTTCACCGGCATCAAGACGTTTTGTTTCTTCAGTTAGTCGAGAATTTCCTTTATCCATATTTTTCCAAAAATTACTAGCTCCTGATTCTTTACACGTTTTTATTTGCTTAAAACCAATATAAACAAATCGCATTCCGTTAGATTGTGTATATCCTCGAATACCCGTTATAGTACATCCGAAGTATGTTCTTGTTTCTGGACCAGACGGAAAATTTATTGCTGTTAGTGACATTTTAGTTTATATTATGTTGGAAAATGAAATACCCCCTGATAGATCTCCGGATAATTTATCAGGGACAGGGAGTTTAAATCCAGTTGATTTTATCTTACTATATGATGCAATATCACTCTTACTTGGCCCACCAGAATACTCGTTAACAAATGCAAATTTACTTGCAAGTGTTGGTAATTGTGATAACATCTGATTTAGTTGCATAATAAATCCAACGTATTCACCAGCGTTCAATGGTGGTCCAGAAGGGCCAACTCCAGTTGGGTGTGTTTGTAAAGTTATCTGTTGATTCATATCAATTAACAAATATAGTATTTTACCCAACATTTGAACAACACGGTCTCCCAATAAAATTGGAGATGTTGCATTTATTCCAAGTGATATTTTTTCACCTTCTAATTCTACTATTTTTTTTGCATTCAGCACAAGACATTTTTCTGTTGCAAAACCTATACCTTCTTTTGCAAAACCAACAATTTCTTGTTTCTTTGAATTTAGAATTATTCTGTCTGATGCAATGATAACCTGATTTCCACCATAATCATTTTTTCTAAAAAGATCAATTTCTTTATCTACAATAGATGGTGTATATTTTGATGCCGGTGTAAATCTTATTGATTGACCAGAAGTCAACCAAATTGAAGAATCATCGTCATCAGGACTTTCTATGTGAAACTCATTATAAGTTTTCTTTGCAAGTTCTGGATTTGTTCCATTTGAAATAATTGTTATTGGATTTCCAGTTATACCAGTTCCTTTAGACCATTTTGGCTGTTGAATATACTTTTGCCTCAAGTCAACAGTAGAACCAAAACGAATTGAATTACCCCATCTTCCTTCTAAAATAACATCACCGGAATAAGGTTGTAATGGAAAAATATCTTTTCGTTCTGGAAATGTGGGGTCGATTGTTTTTGTTACATTTTTGGTATCTGATATTTTACCAGGGATACCAAGTATAGCATCTTCTATTTTTCGTTCAGATGTTCTGTCATCTGTTTTTATTATATTTGCACCAGGAAGTCCGTTATGATGTACCGAACTTCTTATTGATATTGGCATTGTGTAGTAGTATTCTTTTGCACTCGATGCACCAGAATGAAATGGAGTTGGTGCAAGACATACAAAAACTATTTCACCAACAATAGGAATTTGTTTTATATTAGCATGAAGTGCACGGGCTTGAATTATATCACTAGGACGTCTAGATGCACCACTTGACATTATTTTACAATAGACGGTATAAAGACGGTCTCTCGTCTTTTCCATATAGTCTACGGAGACTACTTCGGCGGGAACCCATTCATAATCTACACCGTCAAGATTTATCTTCTGTGGATTTGCCATTTATATCACTAGCCTCATTTGATTCACCGATTGATTTTATCTCTTTTAGAAGAGCATCCTTTTCTTCATCTGTCAAGAACGAACTTCCCTCTTCGGTCTTATTTGAAACCATTCGTTGAATAACAGCAGCGAGTTTT